CTTCCACATATAAACAGTGATATATGGCTGGTAGTTGGTATCTGTACCGCTAACACCAGTGCTTGCGTTTGTTGTTGCTACACTGATTCCAGTAGATGCTGCCAAAAGTGTGTTGTTTCCTGTGGGGACAACAGTAGAGCCACCAGCGGGTACATTACCAACAGCAGCGTTACCTACAATTACAGTAGATGAACCACTACTTGCATGACTATGAGTTGGGTCTGTAACAGTAGATGTAGCCGTGTGAGTGTGTGAAACCACTATTGAATCAGCACTACCACCAGTTTCTTCTGCGGTATCAAACAGCGTATTGCTTGCATTAAAGCCAACCATGACACGACCAGCACCAAATGCAGTCCATGTGCCAAATCCAAGTGAAGTGCCTGGATTAGTGCTTGAAGTTGCATTGGTATAAATGGAGCCAACTGGGTACAGTGCAGACAATGCCGCCTGTACAAAGGCAGTTGTTGCCAATGCAGTTGAGTTATTTCCAGCACTTTGAGTAACACCTGTAGGCGTACCTGTAAATGCAGGGCTTGCTAAATCTGCCTTGGTTGAAATGGCAGTGGCAATATTATTGAACTCAGTATCAATCTCAGTGCCCTTGACAATCTTTAGTGCATTGCCAGAAGACAGATTGTCTTTGGTTGCAAAGTTTGTGCTCTTGGTGTAATCAGACATGGTATTTCCCTTTAACTCAGTTTGCCACTCTTGGCTTGAATTTCAATCTTTTGAATCGACAATGCAGTTCCATTTATGTTCGACTCATAGCCTGTTTGTACAACCTTGCCAGTACCAGTTGCAGAAACTACCAATGTCTGCAAGTCAATGCCATCTGAATAATAAGCAACTGTTGTGGCATTTGCACCATACTCAGCAATCCCATAGTAAGCAACACCTTGCACTGGAATCGCAGCATTGTCAGACAAGTAATTGGTTTTGAAATCAAATCCCCACTTAAATGTTACTGTTTGGTTCGTTCCACCAATAATAACAATGGATAGTTTCTTCAAAATAGAAGTAACATTTTGATCACCAAGGTCAGAATGGTTTGTGTAATACAACATCCGATATGAAGCATCGTAGTCTTGATAGGTGTTATACAAGCCTACATAACCATTCTTGCCAATGTACAAAGTTCCATCTCTGCGAGACAGCATAGACTTTGGCGTAATTGAATCCCAGGTTGTTGCCCTTGCAGCGCCACCTGGCAAATAAGCCTTAGTGTCAAAACACCAAGTCGTATCAATGCTAGGCGTTGTCAACAAGTAAAACGCTTCTCTTTCAGAATAGACAGACTTGATGTTTTCTAATGTCTCACCAGCAACAGCACTCATCAAATCGTTGCGGATGTTCTTTGACAAGTCTCTCTCAGGAGCAGACTTCTCTTGAATTGTTCTCATCAATGATCTAACGCCAGAGTTAGACAGGAACAAAACATCAGTGCTGGTGGTCTGAATGCTATCCCTGGCAATGCAACCAATGCCCTCAACAGTGTCGCTAATAGACATGGTTGATGGGGTAGTCGCATTTGCATAAATTACGACTTGGCGCTTTCCAAAGATAAACAAGAATCCATTGTGTGCTGCCAACCCTGTAATCTCATCAGACCCATTGGGCCATACCCGTGAAACATCCAAAGAACCAGCCGTACCTGTTGACCAGACATGACCAGCAATCAAGTCACTGAAGTAAACAGTTGAATTCACAGCGGTGGTATTTGCCACCCACAACCTGCCAAAAGCAGAAATACAAATGTTGGCATCAGGAACAGTGGCAACATAACCAGTTTTCTCACTCACGCGCCTATATGTGGTGGTGCTAACAGCAGGATCATAAATCAATGGGTTATGACCAGACTGAAAGAAGTATGTGATGCCATTGAGGGATGCACACTGCCAATTACTTGCGGTAATGGTTGGTGCAGTACCTCCACCCCCATAGGTGAGTTCAGTAACAGTGTTTGTAGAACTCAACTTAAAAATCTTATTGTTTCCAGCAAACAAGACAGTCAAAGTTCCATCAGTCTGCACTAACTCATGGATAACCTTTACATCATTTGCACCAAGATTTCCAGAAGATGCGTTAACTCTTGACCATCCCTTGCGTGAGCCAATACGACCATACTGATCTATGATGCAGTTTGTTGCAACCAGTGCAAAACCAGCATTCAAATCAAGAGGCGAATCTTGAGTATTCAACCCATAGAATCCTGGGGCTGAGATAGAGAAAGTCTGGATTTGTTGGCTCATATCGCAACAAACTCCTGATTCTCAGGATAGCGAGTGCCTTCCAAGGCAATGTAGTCAGACAACATTCCCTTATATAACTGATATGCCTCAGATGAAGTCAATCCACCATCTTCACCACGCTCTATCAAAGCGCGAGCATAAGCATTCTGAGCCACTAAAGTGTCAGCAACAGAAACAACAGTTGCATCTGATGACAATGTGGCTTGTGGCACTGTCAAGGCAAACTTGATTGTGTAAACACCATCTGGTATTGGGTATAGATTTACCTTGGTGTCGTAACTACCATCAACGCCATCAAAAGCAAATTCTGTGGGTATTGAATTGACAAGTGGCGTAAAGTTTAGCTTGCGGTTCATGTCTACAAAGCTGATGTTTGTAAGCCCAATATTGCTTGTAGTATTGATTACATCCATCACTTGAAACTTCTGACCAGCACCTGTCAAAGAATAAGATGGTGTAGATGATGCAGTGGTAACTGTAATCGTTTGACCAAGCACATTCCAAGCAAAAGCGTCTTCAATCTGACGTTTGGCATCATTTACAAACTTCCCAATTAAGGAAGAATAAGATGTTTCGGAAACAGTTGAGACTGCTGTCTCACGCAACCTTATAAGTACATCGTTTACAAGTTCAAGGTAGGTCATGCTCTAGTCAACCCTTCTTCTTCAAATGTTGCTATAAAACTGAATGCGCTTCCCGACTGAGTAGTTATTTTTAACTTGTCACCTTCTTCAAACACGATGTAAGCGTTGCCATCAAACTGCAAATAGGTTTTTGATGTGAAATCGTATTGAGTCAATATATCAAGGGTTGTACTAGCACTTGCGTCAAACCACTGAACAGTTATATGCTTGGTAGAGCCGCCTGTGTTGTGTATATACATGACGGTAAATTTGGCGTAATAGCCAGTCGGACAGGTATAGACTGTTGTGTCTACTGCCGCTGCGGGACTAACACCAACTGATAATGCTCTCATTTCGCTTTTGCCTTGTTCCTTGCGGATATAGCTTTAGCTTTTGCCTTTGCGTCAGCTTTGGAGTTTGCACCCCATGCCTTTAGCGAAAGAAGCAGTCTCGTTGGTTCACCATTCTTGAACTCAGGGCCATCATTTCCACCCATACGAGCCAAGAAACTTGCCCTGCGAGGGTTGTCCCCCGACTTTACTGGTGCTTTGAGATTGCCACCAGTTTCTGCATTATAAGATGATCTGCCCTTGGCATTCAAGCCGCCTTTTGGATTTTGACCAGCTTTTGTTTGCCAAATGGGAGATTTCATCTACTTCACCTTTTTAACCTTCTTTGCAGTCTTTGCAGCTTGTTTAAAGTCAGCAGCAGTAGGCGCACCCTTGGCCCCTACCTTACGCATCTTCTCACCAGAACCAGCCTTGATACGGGCTTGTTTGGCATTGATGTTGGCATAAAGTCCAGGCTTCATTTCTTTTTCTTTCTAGGTTTTGCCATACCAGCCTCAGACAAGGCAATGGCAATTGCTTGCTTACGGGAAGTCACTTCTGGCCCCTTTTTAGACCCAGAATGCAAAGTTCCTTCTTTGTACTCACGCATGACTTTGCCGACCTTTTTAGCCGCTTTGGTCATTTTCATGGCATTTCCTTAGTAAAGAATCTTAGCCGTGATGGTTCCAGTGGCATAAACAGTGCAGTTGGCTCTCAAATACTTGGGAGCATTGGCAACAGTTACGATGCCATCAGCAGTCAAAGCAGTGCCAATTGTGGCAAAGGTTGTCCCATCCAAGCTACCTTGCAGGGCTACAGTTGCACTGGTGATACCAGAAACTTGCAGGAATGCAGGTTGT